TTTATCATAAAAGAATTTGAGATACTTTACAGCTTCTTCAAATATATCTTGATTAGGATAAGAATTAATCACCAAGCACATTACTCTGAGAAATCTTATGAGAACGTCTTTATTATTATATTTTTGTACAAGAGAAGAACAAATCTTCCCAAAACGCGGATAAGGAACATACATATTCGACTCAAGGTCAAAATGTGTAAAGGACCCAAGGAAAGAATGCTTATTATTCAGTCTTTCACCCGGCTCTTTGAGCGACCAGACTTGCGTACTGGGTTTACACTCAAGTCCAAATTCACAATAAACTTCACGCTCGAAATCTAAAAATTCCTGCGGAGATTCAAACCCAAATTTATCTAAGTGACAACCACCTAGCTTATCATCTGAGTATATCATAAGTTTAGCATTTTGGAAAATATAAGTCAATTTAGGAACTTCTCCCATTAACATTAATTTTTTCGTAAAAAGATAGACCATAATCACAAAATGTGCAATAGAATTATCTGTTGTAGTGTTATTGTTTCCAGAGTTGTTACCAGTTTTACGTTTTACAACATAACCATTAGGTAACAAAACAATGGGGTGCAAATTACTCTCAGTAACACATTCAACAAGATCCTTATAGTGACCTAAAGGGTCATCAATATTTGCATTCCGGATCATATAAACAAACTTGAGAAAGATTTTCCGGTCATAGCCAGAAATATCACTCTCCCAAATAAATGGAAATTCTTCAAGAGACTGTATTGCTCGATTGAAGCCACCATATTGTTTAACAAGGCCATACTTAATCCAACAATTGGCATAATTTTTTAGCAGCTTATCATTTTGAAGACCATAACAGAACTTCTCACGATAAATTCCATGAAAGGAACCTCCAAAGACACCTCTAATTTTACCTCTCTCGAGATCATCAGCATCAAGGAGTTCATCTTTGTCATTATAAGCACTTATTGCAGGATACGAAAGATCATAAATATACTTAACCAAATTATTCTGGTCATACTTGAGCACATCATTCTTTGAGCGTAACTTATCTTTAGAATAAGGAAGGCCCGCAGAAGTGGAAAGATCATATGTATGATCATCATAATTATGGGATGGAGCAGATTTAAGAAAACGAAAATAAACTAAACACATTTGCATGCATTTCTGAATATAATGGTTTTCTGGATAAACTGGCTCAACATCGCATTTTAAGATCTGAAGTGAAACATTCTTCCAGAGGGCACGAACACGAAAATAACTAGCACTCCCTTCAATCAACGACGGGCCAGGATTAGCTGATTTAAATTCAAGCCAATCGCGGTCGGTAACATCGAGAAAGTTCTGGCCAGTATTCGCATACTGTCGTCTATAAGATGAATCACAAATTAATATTAAATTTTTATACGGAAAATTAACAACACGATCATTCGTGGGATTTAAAAGCTTTAAACGCCCATCAAAGCTAAAGCTAGATGGTATTTGTCCACTGCTGCCCTCATACCAAGGGAGAACAGCCTGGCAACTTCAAGCCACAGGATCAAGAACTTTCAACCAAGCTACAACTAACGCAGTGAAAGGGAGGAAATTATTACCATCTCCAGGCCCATCAGTGTGATAGTGAATTCCACTTGCTGTGCTCTGATCTAACGATATCACAGCGCCGCAATAAGCAGGCAAAGAGTGATAATCAGTTTTATAATGCTCAAAGGTACCAGAAGTATCACGATATTTAATTGGTGCAGACCCGACAGACATCAGGTGCTTACCATCCTGTTTAGTAAAAAGGTAAACCTTCTTATCATAATTATCAGGGAATGTCGTTATCTTTAAGGCAAATTTTTTCGTTCCAGTCTCCTTAAGATCAATAATTTTGCAACGTAAATCGCTTTGCTTGTACTGATGTGAACCCTTGTCTGTCAAATTAATGACAGCATCAAGGATAACAACATGAGGTGACATATAATTAGGTTCAAGATAGTGATTATTAAAAATCAAACACATCTTGCCACTTACATTACACACAAAGGCCGTTCCAATTTTCTCTTTCTTAACATCTAAAACATCAATCTGGTACTTGGCTAGAGTAACTCCAGCAGCACGATCCGCTAATTCATTAACGAACGCACCGGGTTGTTTAGCCTCAAAACCTTTAGGTTTACAATCACATTTAAAAGTGAGTAATCCAGGGCCAGATTCATGTCTTGTCATACCTTTGCATTCTCGTGAGCATTTAACTGCCGACTCAAATTCAGAGGCTTTAAGAGACTTTGCCGGAGTATTCTCGACAGCTGCTTTTTTCCCACTAGTCTTAGCCACTACAGCTTCGACTTTTGAAGGATTCTGGGAATTCTGGGTGTTGACAGGACTAACTGGTGTGGAAGACTCGTTACTCTTTCTCTTATTTCTTCTTCTGCTCTGTGCACTAGAAGAAACTGGAGCAGAAACGATTCCAGCCGGTTTAAGTTTTTTTGAGACAAGCTCATATAACTTTTTCCTATCAAGTTGAACTTTTGCTTCGAAATCAGCTCGACATTTTGTGACAGATGCCTCAAAGCGATCAAAATTCGTAACAATATGTGTTCTTTCCCCAAATTCTTGCTGCATAACATCATCCCATGCAGAATTATAGTAATCAGTGCCCATAGGCGATTGATAACTAAAAGTAAACTCATTATTACGGATCTCTTCAATCTGTTCTTCTCTAGCCTTACGGAGAGTATCAAACTTTTCAAGAAATTCACGCTTTTCATTTTCCCGCTGTTCACGGTGTTCACCTTTTTCCAACTTGAGATGCTCTCTGCGAGCAATTTCCTCATCATCCTTCCATGACTCCATATTTTTATTTTGCCTCCCTTCAAAGCAAGGATAATTAAATTCCTTACCTTCAAAACGAGGGCCCAAAATGATTCTCAATCTTTCTCGAGGATCTACATTTTTAAAAATGCTACCAGCTCTACTCAGATATTCAAAACATTTTTGAGGATAAAAATACAAAATCATGGCACATATCATACCAAGAGCAACAACAATTGCAAAAACAATACCTTTGAACCCAAAGAGATCAACCAATTTGTGAGCCCAATCAGACCTCTGATTAGCCTTACGCCTCAATTCCTCTTCAAAGGTTTCTTTTCTCATTAATTCAGCTATTTTTGCCTTGGCACCCAAAAAAACTTCAGAAAAAGACTTAAATTCCCAGGTTTCAACACCAATTTCTTGGTGGTGAACATTGTCGCAGATCAAATTGTCATCTGTAGAAGCACAGAAACACATTGGCCGCAATTTATCTGTTCTTTTAAAGTCACATGTACAATAATGATTTTTATGTTTGAGATTAACAAACCTAAAACCACTTTTTTTATAAGTACGAGGCAACTTAACATATTTAGAACATTTCTCACACTGGTAACCGCCTTTACACTCTTCTTCAGAGCTTCCAAGACCGTCCTTTCCTTCCATTCCCTGACGATTAAACTCTTTCTCTAACTGTTGGCTTTCGCTTTCAGAAGAACTAGAACTTGATGAAGAGCTCTTATTAAGAACCTTTACAGGCTTCTTACTTGGCTTATTCATACCGCTCTGAGTATAACAAAAATCAGGAAGATCTTTTGGGGTATACATCCTAGGTAAAGTAGGTTCATATTCATTAATAAAAAAACGAAAAATTTTATTTACTTGAAGAATATTAGCAACTTCACGCATATCACCATCGCCAAAGACCTTACGAGCAATTTCAATTGCTGCAGATCCAAAAGCAAGGATCATGGACGCTTTCTTGAAATAACGAGAAATCTCATTACTCCCTTTTCCTTCATAACCACTTCTCTTTATGTGCTTACAGAGATAGCTATACAGAAGGAAGACGAATCGAACAAAAGTAAAA